TTCCATATTTTTTTTTGAAAAACAAATAATGCTGCTAGAAAGCCAAGGTCTTATATTGTCTTCTTTTTTTAATACGCAAACAATATCACTATCGTATCCAAAGTCCGGATAAACCCAAAATGGCTTATCATCAATATTATACATATGTATTCGGTCTACATCTTCAGTATTCCAAGTATGTCCAATGACCTGTATAGGTTCGACACCTATAAGCTGATGCATATTAATACCCAGTGCTTTTGAGTACGATTTAATATTTTGGTAAGTTAAAGATATTTTTCCATTGAGATGCTTAGACATGGTGGATTGATTCACGCCAACACTTTTGCGGATCGTTTCCTTGTCGTACATACTTTGATCAACATAATGTTTTAATTGTTTAGCTAATTCTTTGGACACTCTTTTACTCCCTAGTCTTTGCATAGAAAAAGTATCAGTAGTCGCAAGCATTATCAATGCTCCTTTCTAGTAAGCCCCAATGCTCTGCACGAATATAGTTTTAGTTATCTTGCCGTTTTTGTCTTTAGAAGAATATTTCTAGTTGAAATGTCTAATAAAGTCAAATAGAATAATATTTAATTATGACACTTGAAGAATACAGACTCACAAGAAATCTTTCTTATGGCCAATTAGCCAAGTTATTAGGGGCGAAATACCCTAAGATGGCGCAGCGCTGGTGCTTACCCTTCCATGACCCAGAAAGACAAATCCCGGTAAAGTACATGGATGCCATTGTTCGTGTGACCAATGGAGCTGTGATGCCCAATGATTTCTTTATGGAACGGATGTAATGCCATACGTTAATGAAGCTGCCTTGCAAAGAAATGTTGTTGCCTGGTTAAACTATGCCTTACCTAAAGGATCTATCTTTCACCATTCCCCATCAGAAGGGGCAGGGAATAAGGTCCAGTATTATGTAAAGCAAAAGACACTTGGATTTAAATCCGGCTGGCCAGACCTCGAAATTTTCGTACCGGGATGCAAGGTTATCTTTATTGAACTAAAGCAACCTAAGAATTATCCAACGCCAAGGCAACGAGCTATCCATGAAATATTAAATAATACCGGTGCTTTATGTTTTGTCGCTAGGTCTATCAAGGAAGTATATGATGGCATCAAAGATACCGTAGAAGTATCCGGGCATCCATATGTAAAGGCTATGGTTAATTCAGAAGAAACAATTAGAGGTGGGAAAGCGAAGCGGAGATCTACTTAGCTACCCTATTACTAGAGTTCGAAACACTAGAGCAATGCCGGAAGGCTGTTTTTTATCTAGCAGAATTTATTCACCACGATTTATTTTTTGATTGTACGCTGCATGATGAAACCTTTGCGTTCTATTTTGAACACTGGATTAGACATAATCATTTCAGTAAACCACCATTAAAAAGGCCATTAGAATTTAATTCAATAATACTTGGAGATTGACTTTCAAAGACACGATATTTTACATCGATATGAAAATTTGTCTTGACATGGCAAAATTAAAAAAATATTCGTTATAAGAATAACCCTATTAGTAATAAGAATATTCACATTAGAGATATGACTAATCAGCAACTTAGAAATAACCTTCAAAAAGTTATTTCTAAAGTTGCTAAGAATACTAACATTCACTACAAGAATAGTATTATTACTAATAGGATGGAATCAGAAGAAATACGAATTGAACACCTTTCACAGAAGGTTTTAAAGCAAGCTGAAAAGATCTTATCAAGACACGAATACTGGAAGATTATTGATCATGTTCACAAGCTTGAAGGTCAGGAAAAAAAACTTTTTCTCGAACAATTAAGAAGGCAATTCCAACTTGTACGCAAATGATGTTTATGAGCTAGATCATCTTATACAGGAAGCAGCGGAAACCGAAAGAAGACTTCCCTCTGCTTTTAGGAAACAGAAGCTCGCTTCCTGGCCAGAGTATCAGACCGAATGGTTAAGTTATGGTGATATTGTTTATTCACCGGGTCTTCCTAAAGCAACAACGCTACAGGTGACAAAATATGAGTATGTGCTAGGGTTATTGATTGATCAATGCGATGAGTCTGATCGAAGGCTTATATGGGCAGTAGCGCATAGTGGTGCTTTTCGAGAGCGTGGACCTAAATGGACAAAGTTGGCAAAGGCTTATCATCAGGATCGAAGAACAGTTAAGAATAATTATAAGGCTGCATTAATACGATTACATTATAAGTGTACTACTAAAAATCCATGTATTGTCTTTTGAAGACATGAATATTATTAAAAAGAATAAAATGTTGTTGACTTAATGAACTGAACTATTATTTTTATTCTTATAATAGGGAGCTTTGCCTGTTTTTGTTTTGATCTCCCTACTATTCATCGTGAATACTCAATAGTACCCGGTAATTAGTCACCTCTAGTTGCCGGGTTTTAAATTAAACATGAGCGAATATCAGAAATATCACAGCAGTACCAAAATGAAACAGGAACGAGCTTTACGTAATAAGAACAGGCGTGAAGCAATAAGGTCCGGGCGAGTTCAAAAAGGTGACGGTAAAGAGATTGATCATAAGGATGGTAATCCAAGGAATAATGGTAAAAAGAATCTATCGATTATCTCAAGAGCAGCGAATAGAAAGAAACAGTAATGGGTGCTAAAGGACAATCACTGGTTACAAAGGATATGATGGTTGAGGTTTGCCAACGATTAGCGGATGGTGAGAGCTTGACGAATATGTGTAAGATCTCTAGGCACTTGCCGGATAGGCAGACGATCTATCGGTATGTACAGGCTAATGATGAAGCGTATGAAGCTTATTCAAAGGCCAGGGCTATCCAAGGTGAACACATTGCAGATCAGATGAGGGATCTGATTAATGAGCCATTACCTGATGATCCTAAGAAGGCTATGGCTGAAGCGACATGGCGTAGGATTAAGCTGGATAATCTGGATAAGCTGAAGAGACAATTGCAACCGTTGGGTGGTGTAAGGAATAATCCAAATGATAGTAAGGCTACGAGTGGTAGTATTACTTTGACATGGGATGGGAATGGGTAGTGTTCTTTATCTTATGTAGGCTTTGACCCCGATCACGCACGACCCAAGCCATTTGATTTTTAAAAATAATGTAAGGATAATGTCAACGTAATGTCAGTATTAAAGTTCATATCCTTATTTTATTAATGATTGGTCGTAGGGTTGTAACCTATGACCATTAATATTTTAGACCAGGGCTGACCCTACCCTCCCAAAACCGGGCGCACCTTCTATATTGTTTATATCCTTTCCTAAGGTTCCATCAACCACACATATCCAGCCATGCTAACCAAAAAACAACAATCACTTTTATCAAAACACAGCGATCACCACAGCAAAAAGCATATGGATGAAATGAAGAAAGCTATGACAAAGAAAAACCCATTAACATTTTCACAGGCTCATAAGATTGCCATGAAGAAGGTTGGCAAATGAGTAGTCCGGCATGGACCAGAAAAGCTGGTAAATCCCCTACTGGTGGATTGAACCAGAGAGGTAGGGATAGTTATAAGGGTGGTACGTTAAAAGCCCCTGTAAGTTCTGGAGATAATCCCAGAAGAGCATCTTTTTTAGCGAGGATGGGCGGAACAAAAGGTCCAGAGTATAAAGATGGGAAACCTACGAGATTATTACTTTCCCTTAGAAAGTGGGGAGCGAGTAGTAAGGCGGATGCCAGAAAGAAGGCAGCCAATATTTCAAAACGAAACAAAGAGAAAGGATAGGATATGCCAGGGAAGAAAAAAGGTAAGGGCGGTAAGAGGTACTAATGATGACCCCTAAGAAAAAGAAGTTAGCGGCTATGTATGGTGATCCCAATAAGATTACGAGGGGTGATGTGATTACGGCTGCAAAGAAAAATGCAGATAAAAAGCCTAAGAAGAAAAAATCGATGATGGGTGCAGCATGAGTTTATATGAGAACATCAACAAGAGAAAGAAGGCTGGTACATCTAGGCCTAAGAGTAAATCGACTATTTCAGATAAGGCCTATGCTAATATGAAGGCTGGTTTTCCCAATAGTGAGAAAAACAAGAAGAAGCGTAAGTCTATGATGAGCAGTTAATGGATGCTATTACACGCCATCATTATACAAACATAGCAAATGGTAATAGTGTACCCAATGAAGATGGTTCTTTATCTACGGTGAGAAATATTACTATTGAGCGAGATGGGTTGCATTATGTTTTACCTACGATATGGGATGGCCGTGAAGTTGATACACGGACAGCTATACGCAATTCTACAAAGATAGATGTTGAATGGCCTGTTTTTAATTCTGAAGAAGAAGCCAATGCTTGGTATGCTAATGTAAAGAAGACTTGGGAGCCTATTGGTAATGACCCGGTAAAAGCCAGATCGATATTGGACCAGGCTGATCGAAGAAGTTTAATAGGGATGTTTGAGTAATGCAGATTAAAATTCCCTATAATCCTCGTTCATTGCAAAGGGAGTTGCATCAGAAGCTTCATAAGAAGAGATGGGGCGTTGTGGTTTGTCATCGAAGATGGGGCAAGACCGTGATGGCCATCAATCATTTATTGAGGGATGCGATATTGAATGACAAGCCTAATCCAAGGTTTGCGTATATAGCGCCGACTTATCGACAGGCCAAAGCGGTGGCTTGGGATTATTTAAAGCAGTTTAGTTCAGCCATACCGATGGTTCGTTTTAATGAAACGGAATTACGGTGTGATTTACCTAATGGTGCGAGAATACAGCTCTTGGGTTCGGAAAGTCCGGATAGTTTAAGGGGATTGTATTTAGATGGTTGTATTCTGGATGAGTATAGCCAGATTTTACCTTCCATGTTTCCGGAAGTGATACGCCCGGCATTAAGTGACCGTAAGGGTTATGCGATATTTATGGGTACGCCACAGGGGATGAATAATTTTTATGAGGTGTATGAAGCAGCCAAGACCGATAAGGACTGGGTCACGGCGGTTTATAAGGCAAGTGAAACAGGTATTCTGGATGAGGAAGAGCTGGATAGTGCCAGAAAGTCCATGTCCGAAGATCAGTTTAACCAGGAATATGAATGTTCATGGGTTGCGAATGTTCCCGGTGCTATCTTTGCCAAGGAAATTGAAAAGGCAGCGAATGCCAATCGGATTACCAATGTTCCTTATGATGCGGGGCATAAGGTAGATACATGGTGGGATTTAGGTGTGAATGACTCTACGGCAATCTGGTTTACCCAGAATGTAGGCCGTGCGGTTCATGTAATTGATTATTATGAAAATCGTGGTGAGGGATTGAATTTCTATGCTAGAATCTTACAGGAAAGAGGATACTTGTACGGTACACACAATGCTCCCCATGACATCGAAGTACGAGAGCTGGGTTCTGGTAAGTCCAGAAGGGAAGCGGCCTATGACCTGGGCATTAATTTTCGAGTCGTGCCGAAACTGCCCATTGAGGACGGCATCCACGCAGCCAAGATGATTATTGGTAAGTGCTGGTTTGACAAGGACCAGACGAAGGTGGGTATGGAAGCCTTAAGGCATTACCATAGGGCTTATAATGAGAGAATGCGAACTTTTCGATCCACGCCGGTGCATAATTGGGCATCTCATGGTTCAGATGCATGGCGAACCTTTGGTGTGGGGCATCGTGAGAATTTAAATACGGTGCGCCCCCCACAGCGACAGGCGGAGATGGTGTATAATCCATTTGAAGCTAGACTATGATGAAATATGAAAATGCCACCATTGAGGATATCAAGCAGCTTTTACCTTTATGCAGAAGGTTTCAACTGGAAAGCTGGCAGAATTTTGCTGATTTTGATTATGATTTAATGGACGATTGGCTAGCGGAGCGTATTGCGGATCATCAATCGTATGTAGGCATAGCGAGAAACAATGGGTTTATGGAACAGAAAGACGCTGTATCGAGGGATATAGCGGGTTGTTTGATTGGAATGGCATTTACGTTTCCTTATTCAAGGACTTTGGTAGCCGGTGATTATCTCTGGTATGTACATCCAAAGTTTAGGGGCGGTATGACTGGTGTACGATTATTAAAGAATTTTGAGATTTGGGCAAAAGACAAGGGTGCGGTTCGTCTGATTGGCGGCGCAACGAGTGGCATTGCTTCCAAGAGAACGGCGGATTTAATGCAGCATATTGGTTTTAAGGCGTTTGGCGCATTAGCAGAAAAGGAATTACGATAATGGGCGGATTTTGCAGTGGTAATCCTAGGGATCAAAGAACTGATAACAGAACGAGCCGGCAAAGGGCAGCTGATAATGCTTATGCAACAGAATTAGCAAGAGCAACCAAGGATGACCCAAATAGAAATGTAACAGGTTTTGCTGATCCTTTAAAGGTTCTAACAGGTAGTTCTTTACCAGATGCTGGTTTTGACGAAAAATTAAGAGATGCTTATAACGAGCGACAAAGGGCTAATGTTGCAGCAAGAAATATGCGACCAGACGGCACTCAAAAGGATGATGACAGACCAAAGAAAGCAGAAACACCGGCAGCCGTAGCACCTGTTGTAGAAGAAGAAGAAGAAACAACGACAACGCCACCGGACACACCAGCGGCCCCTGCTTATACACCGCCTAATTATAACAATCCTGTTAGAACAGAATCTGTACAAGAGGTATTAGCTGATCAGGAACGAGGTCCAAAAAGCGGTACGATTGAAACATCAGCACAGGGAATTTCAAAAGACGATACGTCTGGATTACGGCCAAAAAGAAAATTAAAGCCAAGAGGTCTGTTAAACCCAGAAACACCGACTAGAAATCAATCTTTACTAGCAGCAGCGTAATGGTCGGTAAGAAAAAAAAGAATATGGCCGGGGTGATGGGGGCCTTATCGTCCCAGCCATTGCAGGGCATGAGTTTAAGCATGAATGTAGACCCACTAGAGCGGATGCAGCAGAAATCGGCTGGACGTTCACAAGGTCGATCCCTTGCTGGCATTAAGAAAAAAGAAAAGAAATCCATATTGGGAATGGTATAAATGGCAGAAGCAAACAAAATGGTTGTGGCTTTAGATCGCAGATATCAGAAACTGCACGGTCAGAGAAGCCAATGGGAAAAGCATTGGCAAGATATTGCCGATTATATGCTTCCTAGAAAAGCCGATATTACCAAGAAAAGAACACAGGGCGATAAAAGAACTGAATTAATCTATGATAGTACAGCGATTCATGCAGTTGAATTATTGGCTAGTAGTTTACATGGTATGCTGACTTCACCAAGCAGTCCCTGGTTTTCCATGCGGTACAGGGATTTGGGATTAGCAGAAGATGATCAGGCCAATGAATGGCTTGAAAGTTGTGTCAAGCTAATGTTTAAGGAATTTCAGCGTTCTAATTTTCAACAGGAAATCCATGAATTATATTATGATCTGGTGACGTTTGGAACGGCGTGTTTGTTTATTGAGTTTGACGAGTTAGGATTACGTTTTTCTGCCAGGCATATTGCTGAAATCTGCATTAGTGAAGATATGAATGACCGTGTGGATACGGTCTATCGAAAGTTTCAATTAAACGCTCGGCAGATAGCACAGCGTTTTGGCAAGGATAATTTACCGGAGAAAATACAGAAAAGCCTAGATAAAGACCCTTATGAGGACCACGATATCGTTCATGTGATTTATCCAAGGGAAGATAAACTTGGGTCCAGTGATTTAAGAAAACCGGTAGGTTCTATTTATTACCATCCCGAAAGCAAACAGTTATTAGGGGAAGGCGGCTTTGATGAAATGCCGTTTTGTGTACCACGATTTAATAAAGACAGCGTGTCGATCTATGGGCGTTCACCAGCCATGTCCTGTTTACCAGATGTTAAAATGGTGAATAAAATGTCCGAAGTGAGTATTCGGGCGGCTCAAAAGCAAATAGATCCACCACTAATGGTCCCAGACGATGGTTTTCTTCTCCCTGTGCGTACAACACCCGGCGCACTGAATTTTTATCGTACTGGGACCAGGGATCGTATGGAACCCTTGCAGGCGGGAGTACAAAACCCTATTGGCTTGGCTATGGAAGAACAGCGCAGAAACGCTATTCGAGCAGCGTTTTATGTGGATCAGCTCCAATTACAGCAAGGTCCACAAATGACAGCAACAGAAGTTCTACAGAGAAACGAAGAACGTATGCGCCTACTTGGACCAGTAATGGGTCGATTGCAATCGGAATTATTGCAGCCGTTAATACAAAGGTCTTTTCAACTGATGTTAAGAAATGAGCGCTTTATTCAACCGCCGGAAGAGCTGCAAGGTCAGGATATTGAAATTGAATATGTATCTCCATTGGCCAAAGCGCAGAAATTGACAGATTTACAAAGCACATTAAGGGGCATTGAGATTTTTACCCAGTTAGGTCAGACCGTACCGGTTATGGATTATCTTGATCCGGACGGCATGGTAAAATACCTAGTTGAAGTGACTGGAATGCCGGCACAGGTTATAAGAAGTAATGAAGAAGTTGCAGCGATGAGGGAAGAGCAGCAACAGGCACAGGCACAGGCTCAATCCCAACAGGATCAAATGATGATTGCTGAACAGGCACAGAAAACAGCGCCTATGATTAAAGCTTTAAATGAAGCTGGCATTACGCCGGATGAAGCTGCATGAAGAAAATAAATGAAATCCGCACAGAGGATTTAAAGAATAATTACAGGCGTATGTTTTTAACAGACGATGGGCAGATTATTCTTGATCATTTAAAGCAATGTTTTGGTTTTTATCAAACTACTTATGCCAAAGGCGATCCTTACGATAGCGCCTTTTTTGAAGGGCAACGATCTGTTGTGCTAAACATCCTACGAATGATGGAGCCACAGAAAAAACTTGAACAGCAAAAGGAAGTAAAGAATGAGTGAAACAGAGGTAATCCAGAGCGATACTGGATCTCAACCCGAAGCCGTTAGCGCAGAGCCGGCTCCGGTAGCGTTTATCGATACGTTAAATGAAGAATTAAGAACCGAACCAAGTTTAAGAAATTTCACAGATGCGTCCGGATTAGCAAAGTCTTATATTCATGCCCAAAAAATGATTGGGATGGATAAGATTGCTGTTCCGGGTAAATCTTCAACAGATGAGGAATGGAACCATGTTTACCAGAAGCTTGGCCGTCCTAATGCTGCCGGTGACTATGGCATTAAGGATCTTGAAGGCTTTTCAGAAGATGATATTAGTAATTTTCAGCAAATTGCACACGATGCTGGCCTTAATGCAAAACAGGCTGAAAAAATTGCGAAAGCCTATTCAGAAAAAAACAAAGAAGCCATCGCAGCCAGCGTTTCTGAAAGGGAAGAAATCCTCGCCGAAACGAAAACAGAACTTGAAAAAGAATTTGGCAAAGCCTTCGAACAAAAAATGAAAATGGCAAAATCAGCAGCTGTTCGTTTAGGTGCTGGTGAAATTATTGATGAAATTGAACTTTCAGACGGTACATTATTAGGAGATCATCCAGCTATTATTCGTATGTTTGTTGGATTAGCTAATCAAATGGGGGAAGATACATTGGAAGGTGAAACAACCGATTTAATTATGACCCCTGATGAAGCCAGAAGAGAATTAAACCAGATAATTGCCAAGGATACGCCCTATTGGGATAAGACGCATCCGGAGCATGATTATTATACTCGAAAAGCTTTAGAGCTTCGTGAGCATATACATGTTGGATAACCGAAAGGCCCAACTGCAAGCTGTATAGTCAGCGGATAGCTTTTCCTTATAAGCAAGAACGACCCATTTTTGGATAATCGGACGCAATCAAACTTACATTTTTAAACACAGGAGGTGTATTATTTCTACTGAAATAACCACAGCTTTTGTCCAGCAGTATTCGTCTAATGTACAAATGCTATCACAGCAAATGGGTTCTCTATTGCGTGATGCCGTTGATACAGAAACGGTTACTGGTGACAAAGCATTCTTTGAGCAAGTGGGCAGCGCAGCAGCTCAAGCTCGAACCAGCCGTCATGCGGATACCCCGCTGATGGACACGCCCCATGCAAGACGCATGGTTACATTAACTGATTATGAGTACGCAGATCTCGTTGATGATCAGGATAAATTAAGAATGTTAATTAGTCCTGAATCTACCTATGCAAGGGCAGCCGCAGCAGCGATTGGCCGATCTATGGATAGTACAATCATTAGCGCTCTAGGCGGTACAGCTTTTACTGGAACTACTGGTTCTACGTCTACAGCTTTACCATCAGCTCAAAAAATTGCTCATGGAAGCGCTGGATTAACTATTGCAAAATTGGTTAGCGCGAAAAAATTGCTCGATGCTCAATCTGTTGATCCATCGATTCAAAGATACATCGTTGTATCTCCAGAGCAAATTGAAGATCTACTCAATTCAACTACTGTTACAAGCGCAGACTTTAATACGGTCAAAGCACTTGTACAGGGTGATATTGATACGTTTGTTGGATTTAAATTCATTACCAGCAACAGACTAACAGATGATGGCACTAGCCGTCTTTGTTATGCCTGGGCGCAAGATGGCGTTAAGCTTGCCATTGGTAAAGAGCCAACAGCCAAGATCGATGAGCGTTCTGACAAATCATACGCAACGCAAGTCTATTACTGTTCTTCTTTTGGTGCGACACGCATGGAAGAAGTAAAAGTAGTAGAAATTGCCTGTAACGAGTAAAGGAGATAGATTATGGCTACAGTTTACTCAGTTGGCAGAACTAACACTAGAGCAGTACCTACTGTTAAAAACCCAGTTAATAAAATGGGTGGCAGAATTAGGGTTGCACATGACGTATATGAAGCATCTTCATTAGCATCTGGTGATGTTATTGAGATGTTTATATTACCTGATGGAGCAAGATTGCTTGAAGGATCTTTAGCACATGATGCTTTAGGTTCATCAACAACTTTATCTGTTGGATACGCAGCGCATACTAATAGTGCCGGAACAGCAGTAAGTGCATCAGCGGCAGCTTATAAAGCAGCAGCAGCAAGTACCTCTGCACAGAAAGTTGACATTATGGCAACTTTAGCTCTTGGATCGGGAACCGTGACAGACACTAATGGTGATGGAGTCGCAGTAACCGTGACAATGGGTGGTGCAGCTGGCACAGGAACCATAGAGTTAACCGTCAAATATGTGGTTGACTAAAGTTTAGGGGGGAGCAATCCCCCCTTTATTTTTTTGGAGATTTAAATGTCAAGTAAAGTTGATATTGCTAATTTTGCATTAACCATTATTGGTGCATCTACCATTTCCAGTTTAACTGAAGGGGTAAAGGCAGCTAATGTCGTTAATCAAAGGTTTGATAGTGTTCGTGATGCTGTGTTTAGGGCACATCCTTGGAATAGTTTAGTTGCTAGATCAACGCTATCTCAGGATAGTACAAGTCCGGCATTTGGTTATACCTATCAGTATTTGCTTCCTACCGATCCAGCTTGTTTAAGAGTTTTAGAGTTTAGCAATGGAACATTAACATATCCTGTTGATAATATGACGAATAGCAATGGATTACCGGTTTTTGTTGTCGAAGGTAAAAAGTTACTGACAGACGAAGGTACGGCAAAAATAAAATATATTGCTAGAGTGACCGATACTACCCAATACGATACAAGTTTAATTGAAACTTTATCAGCAAGGTTAGCACATGAAATATGCTACGCCATTACCGGTTCATCGACTTTATTGAATACAACCTACGAGCTTTATTTACAGAAATTAAAAGAAGCAAGGTTTGTGGATGCTACCGAAGGCGCACCGCAGCGTATTGAAGCTTCTGACTTTATTGAAAGCCGTTTTTAATGGTCAAATCTGCCCCATCCTTATCGTCATTTACCGGTGGTGAATTAACAGAAAGGCTGTCTGGGCGTGTATCCCTTACTAAATACAGGGAAGGTTTATCAGAATTAACGAATTTTCTTGTGCTTCCACAGGGTGGAGTTACGAGAAGACCCGGGACCGAATATCTTGGGGAAGTAAAAGATAGTGATGATGTAACACGATTAATACCCTTTCAGTTTAAAACGTCAGATACTTATATTCTGGAATTTGGCGATAGCATTATGAGGGTTTATCGTAATGGCCAGCAAGTTTTAAACAGCAGTGCCAAAGCCATTACTGGTATTACACAGGCTAATCCCGGTGTGCTAACAAGTAATAGCCATGGGTTTAGTAATGGAGATGAAGTTTTTGTTTCTATTTCTCAGGGCATGACAGAATTATCAGATCGAAATTACCTTGTTGCCAATAGTACAACCAATACTTTTACGTTAACGGATTTGCATGGAGCTGCTATTGATACTTCTTCCATGACCGCTTATTCTGCTGGTGGAACACAAACAGCAACAGAAATTTTTGAACTTGCAACACCTTATCCTAGTTCTGTAATAAATGATGTTAATTTTGTTCAATCAGCCGATACCATGTATATGGTTCATCCTAGTTATGCGATAAGAACTTTAACAAGAACAGGTCATAATGCCTGGGCATTTGCCACGCCAAGCTTAACAAGTGCCGCCAATAGTATGAATGCAAGTTCTGATAATTATCCAAGTGTGGTAACTTTCTTTGAGCAACGGCTTGTTTTTGGTGCAACGAATAACTATCCACAGACGTTATGGTTTTCTAAAAACGGTGATTATACCAATTTTACTGTAGGAACCAATGCAGATGATGCTTTGGTATACACCATTGCGAGTAATCAAGTTAATGCCATCCGGTGGTTAAGTGCAACGAGGGTTATGGTTGTGGGTACGTCTGGTGGTGAATATGTGGTGACAACGAGTAACCAGGGTCCAGTAACACCTACATCTACACTTATTCGTAAGTATAGTAATTATGGTAGTGCAGCGCATTCGCCAATACAAGTTGCTGATGTTACGTTATTTCTACAGCGAAACAAAAGAAAAGTACGAGAATTTAGATATGTTGGGGATGTAGACGAAAGCGGCTATCAAGCGCCTGATATGACTATTTTAAGCGAGCATATTACTGAAGGTGGAGTTATTGAGTTTGCCTATCAACAGGAACCGGATAGCGTTGTGTGGGCAAGAAGAAATGACGGTACGTTGCTTGGCATGACGTACAGAAGAGAAGAAGAGGTTGTAGCGTGGCATAAGCACGTTATTGGCGGTAGATTTGGTGATTGCACCATTACGGTTTCTGATTATGCCAATATAGCCACAGGCAGTAAAATTATTTTTACATTAGCCAATGGTACAGAAATTACATTAGAAAGCGAAGCAGCTGGATCAAGTTCGCCATCAGCAAGATCAGGAAATACAATTTTTTACAGACCAAATACTAATAACGATACGACAGCTGATAATATTTATACGGCACTGAATGCCCAATCAGAATTTACGGTTGCTAATCCTTCTGCTGCTGTTGTCACCGTTTATGAAACGGCTCCGGGGGTAGGTTTATTAACCGCTACGACAACCGATAAAGTTAGACTTGCCGTAACCGATCAAGGACAGGCCGTTGTTGATAGTATTGCGACTTTACCAACTGATAGTGGTGAAGATGAGCTGTATATGATTGTTAAAAGAACGATTAAGGGATTAACAAAAAGATATGTAGAGCGTTTAAAATCTATTGAGTTTGGTGATGAAACGCATGAAGCCTGGTTTGCAGACAGTGGATTAGCGTACCCAGCTGCTTGGCCAACACCTGATTTTGCAACGGCTATTTCTTCTTTTACTGGGATGTATCATTTAGAAGGTGAAACCATACAGGTTGCTGGCAATGGTGCGGCGCATTCAGATCAAACGGTTGCATCTGGGGGCAGTTTTTCTCTTACTTATAGCTGTAATTCTGTATTGGCCGGCTTTGGTTATAATAGTAATTTACAAACGAACAGGCTTGAAAGTGGATCGGAAGACGGTACATCACAAGGTAAACCTAAAAGGGTTCATGGCGTAACAGTAAGGTTATTAAAAACAGTTGGTCTAGATATAGGTCCAACAGAATCTACTTTGGAAACTGTACCTTTTAGGGATAGTTCTATGCCTACATCTGAAGCTGTGCCTTTGTTTACTGGAGATAAAGACGTTGAGTTTAGCGGAACATATTACGAAAACGATAAAGTTTATGTAAGGCAGACACAACCATTACCGTTAACAGTTTTGGCTATTTATCCAAGATTAACAACATTTGATATATAGGAATACGCATGGGTTTTGTTTGTGGCGCTGTTACATTAGTTACAACGATTGGTCAGGGATTACAGGCCAAGGCTGCTGCGGATGATGCAGCGAGGGCAGCTGAAGAAGTTGGTGAATTTAATGCTGGTTTGATTGAAAGGGATATTGACCTTTTACAAAAACAAAGAGCGATTGTTAATAGTAATCTAGCAACAGCAAAACAACGAGCTAGAAAAGATTTTCGTGCTGTTCGTGGTGAGCAAAGAGCCGGTTTTGGTGGTGGGGGAATTGATCTTTCTATGGGAACACCAATTTACGTTGGTTTAGAAAGTGCCAATGAATTGGATTTTCAAGTAGATCAGATGGAATTTGAGAATGAAATTACTAACATGATGATTTCTGATCAACAGGAAGATGCTAGATTACAAGCTGAATTATCAAGAATGAGAGGTGGGGCCGAAGCTGCATCAGTACGAGCGCAGGGCAATCGATCCTTAATTTCTTCATTGGGTAAAGCAGCATCGCTTGGATATGAAATGCGTGGTGGAAAGGATATGTTTTGAGAATACCTATATACAAAGCAAATTTTAATCCTTCTAACAGAGCGCCGGGTACGTCTATTCGTGCTAGAAAAGATTTTAGTGGCGTTAAGGCCAAACTTGAGCAAAGTAATGTTCTTGGTGAGTTTCTTGGTAATGTAAGTGAGATTGCGCTTACACGCTATCGAGTGGCTGAAGAATTAAAACTCAATGAAAATCTTTTGGCAGCAGAAAGTTCTATTCGTCAATTAGAGTATAATATGGGTAGGGATAATAATCCTTATTCTGTGCTAGATGGTGAGAACCCAAGATGGTTTTCTCAAATAGAAGAAATTAAAAAAACATTAAGAGGAAACATAGGAACGAATGTTAATTCTGTTTCCAAGTTTCTCGCCAAGTTTAACATGGCAGAAATGAGTGCCAGATTACGTCTACGCCCAAAAATTGATGCGTCTATTGCTGCAAGGGCAGCTTTGGCTAAAAAGCAAGCTACTGATTTACAGTATTCTGGATTGGGCAGTAATGAATCAAAAGCAAGTATTAATAAAAGATTAGACAATTTAGGATTGCTAAGTCGAAATAATTATAAAGTTAATAAAGAAGGAAAGACAGTTCTGACAAAGACAGGATTATTGGATCGGCAAGGCCATATTACTGAAATGGGAAAACGCATTACTACAGAATGGGTAAAGGAAAATCCACTTGTTGGACCAAAAAATGTTTTGGATTTAATGCAATGGTCACAGGAAGGCGCTGTATTTGATCCCGGTGGAATTAATGAAGGCGTTTATTTTACCTTGTCTGAAATGGAAGAAACAGAGCGAACAGAGTTTTTAAGCAAGTTATTTAATGAAGCTACAACGTCTTATAATAAATTTGTTAAGTTAAAGGAAGATCAGGAAAAACTTGATGAAACCAAACTTAAAGATGCAATGTCAAATATGGAAATTGTAAATCCGGGGCAATCTTATTCAATAGAAGATGCCAGAGCCATTATAGAAAAAGTTTCTTCAATAAGGGGGTTTGAAGCGCCTACAGATAATGGGGTAATTATTGACTATTTTAAAAAAAATGAAGATGGGCTAAGTACAATTGACATTGATGGTGATGGTTTGGTTCGTGGGATTGATATACAAGCTATTATGGCACAAATGTTTCAATTTAATGCTTTTAATTTTGGTTTAGACAGAGAAGATCTTAATAAAGTCGATGCTATTTTAGATGAAAGGTTTTTAAACCAAAGTCGATTTACTACAGATGGTAGTGATGACATGATCCAAAGAAATGTTATACAAATGAATACTAATGTTGGTTTTGGTTTTGATAGTTTATCTCCTGCGGAACAAGATAACGCAACGAGAGATATAAGCTGGGAACTTGATTTATTAGAAGATGAAGGCACACTTACTGCTTCAAAACTTTTGAGTTACGCTAATACCACCTATAACGGCAAACCTCTTTTTATGGATAGGCAGCAATTTCTTAATTGGGCAGCGCCCTATTATTTTAGAATACAAAATCAAGGTAGAAACAAAGCTGGAATGGCTTTTATCAAGCAAATTTCAAATACTTACGCTAGGGATATAGGCGCTAACGAGAATTTAGCTGATGGTGAAGCTGCCGAACTTATGGCTAAAAAAGTTGAACATGTTAACAAAATTAGATCTGATTTAGAAGCCTGGTTAATTGAAACAACCCTTGAAAACATAGAAAAAAGCAAAGAAACAGCTATGGGTAGACCTGATCCAAGATCGCCTAAATTAATATCCAATGCTGACATTCGTGCTAAATTTAATGAAATAAAAACAAATTATGATGCTACTTTTAAAGCAGATATTTTTCAAGATTTTATCGAGGTTTTAAAAGCTGGACTAGCTAGAAATGCAAGAAGTCCAAATTTTAGTGATCAATATCCAGCTTTAAGCACAGATAGATACAAATATCAAAATTTAGAAAATTTGATTGCTGATACAGATTTAAAGCGAAATCAAATATTACAAAGTTTATTAACAACAGCAGAAGACAGATTAGATTACGCTGCTGACACACAATATGGAAGTGTTGCTGAATTAAAAAAATTTAATGCAATAATTGATATTATTAAAAACCAAAAGCGCATTTTTGGTTATTTACAAGATTAATAGGAAAATTCATTGGACGATAAAACGCAAAATCTTGCGAACACTACGTTTGCGGAAATTGATAATTCTGTAGATGTTGATGATCGTGTCGAAAAAACTGATTTGTTAACTAAATTATCAAATGGTTTTAAAGAAGCTATGTCTATCTTATCTAGTCAGCCTGTGGGTGGTGGTCCAGCTTCCGGAGCTATTGGTGCAAGTGAATTAGTAGAAACAGATGCCGGTAAAGAAGTGGGTAAGTCTATTGTTTCCGGAGCAATTAAAGGTACTGTAGACGCTGCAAACATGGCAAAAGATGTTGCTGATTTTACCGGGAAAATGATTAATCCTATGGGTAATCAAATGCTTCAGAAAAAGTATAAAGAAGAATTTGGGATTAATCTGGATAATACAGATGTTGTGGATATGGTCATGCCTATTTTTGGTTTAACGACTAATGACTTTGAAAATGCATTAAAAGAGATAGAACCAGATACAATTTATGGTCAGGTAGGAAGCGAACTAACGGCGTTTTTAGTGGCTTCTAGTCTTATGCCAGGGGGTGCGTTAAGTACTGGGAAAAAAGCTTTTTTAAAGGGTGCTTTAGGTGATGCTGCTATTACCCCAAGAACTGGCAATCTAGCTACTCTGGCGGCAGAATTGGGCGTTGAGAACGAGTTTGTAGACTTTTTAGATTCTTACATGGAAAACCCTTCTGAAACGTCTACATTTGAAAGATTAAAAGCAAGAGTTAAAGGGGCCACAACAGATAGTGTTTTAATTGGAACTGCATTCCTAGCAGCTACAAAAATATTGGCATCTAAGATTGGTCAAATTGGTTTAGGTGGTGCAGCTGTAACTGCATCGACAACAGAGGAAGGTGAAGCTGGTGTACCGGGTTTGTTAGCTAAGTATGGATTTAGAACGCTTGGTAAAAATTT